ATCCTTTCCTTACATTCGTCAAGTTCTGTGTAAGCTACTATTGCCTTTAGGTAATGGTGTCGTGCCATGATGAGCGGTTGCACTCTAAGCAGTTCCCGGGCTTTGACCTCTGTTTTCGAGAGTTGTCTTTTAAGATAACTCTTGATTTCACGAGCGTTAAAGTAACCTGTGCTTACTGATGCTTTTGTTCGATCTTGGTCCGTGTAATAGGACCGATAAGTCGTTAAGAATTCTTCTAATTCGACACAACCTTTAGATTCCACAGTTGTGGATTGTTGTGCGAAGCGTTGAATTCTTTCCTTCAAATCGGGGTCAATTCTTGTTTTGAATCTGGCAGGTTCTAAGTTGAAAACCAGCATAGCAAGATATTGGCTACCTATTGTATCACACGTCGATGTGTGCTTTTTGCACCCATTAAGCTCGATAGGGATTTGACGTAAGTTTGGATTGGTGTTGTGTAAGATTGTGTGTCTTTGGATTCTTTTCATTGGCATATTCTCTGGTCTCAACAAAGCGACATCATGCGAAATTGATGCCTTACTGATTTCATTTGAACCATTCTTGAAGATTGTTCTCATTCCCATGACCTCGCTTATTTTGGTTAATTGGAGGATTCTGATCTCGTCTTTTACTCGCGTAACGATACACTCGCAAAACGTTCCATAGTTGTCACTGATGAAAGATTTGTCTTTATTTAAGACAAGTCGATATTCTAACATCAATGACTCGTAATGGCGTATTTGCTCGAGAGTCCAGCTTGCGACAAGATCATCCCCCATGATACGAAAGTAATCGGGAGAGGAAACCTGTGATGCGATTGCCCAATGTAATAAAGACAGTATCGGCCAAGAGGTACCTAATCCCATGTGGATTCCTCGGCGCGTCTTAATTTTGGACTTGAGTGTCATAGGCCCAATAGTCTTCAACGCTGCTTGTGTGAAGCTTTCTTCCCATTTGCAACCCTCTGCAATTTCTGCAAGTATAATGGCAGCCACTTCGTGTGGAATATTGTCAGTAGCAGCAGAGAG